TGTAGTAGTTACAGAAGGTAGTCAATATGAAATTAATTATGTTGTAGCTAATCCAGGACCAGATGAGAAGTTTGAGATACCAGAAGTCAATGTTGACACATCTACTCTTCTCGTCACAGTTCAAAATTCATATACAGATTTAACTACAGAAACGTATAATCTAACTACTGATATTACAGGTTTGTCTAGTACTTCAAAAATTTATTATCTGGAAGAAAGTCCTTTAGGGAAGTATCAAATATATTTTGGGGATGGAATTCTTGGAAAAAAATTAGAAGTTGGAAACATTATTAGCATCAGATATATTTCTTCAACAGGATCAGCTACAAATGTGTCAAATGTAGTTGCTCAATCATTTACCACTACCAACATTGGTGGTTCTGATGATGTTGCAATTTCAGTAGTATCAAAGTCGTCTGCTGGTGCTGCTAAAGAGGGAATTTCTTCTATAAGATTTAATGCACCTAGAGCTTATTCGGCAAGGAATAGAGCTGTAACTGCAGAGGATTATTCTGCTTTAATTTCCTCCTCTTATTTGGATGCAGAATCAATATCTGTGTGGGGAGGAGAAGATAACGATCCACCAATTTATGGAAAAGTTTTTATATCACTTAAACCTTTTTCTGGTGCAGTAATCTCACAAACAACAAAAGATAACATTTTAAACAATGTTCTTAAATCTAGAAAAGTTTTAGCTATTCAGCCAGAATTTGTTGATCCAGATTATTATCATATAAGTTTAACTCTGTTTGTAGTTTATAATCAAAATCAAACCACTAAGACATTAAGCAACATTGAGACAATAGTAAGAAATACTATTAATAATTATTTTAACAACGATCTACAAAAATTTAATAAGGATTTTAACAAGTCTAGATTAATAAAAAATATTTTAGAATCTGACACATCTGTTGAGTCTGTGTTAATGACAATCAAGATTCAAAAAAGATTAACTCTTACTCTTGGTAGAGTAAATTCTTTTATCGATCAAGATTCAGTTAAATTACAAAATGCAATAGTTCCTGGTTCTTTGTCGTCGAGTAGATTTTTTATCCTATCTAACAATACTTTGACACTTGTTAATATGGTGGATGTGCCTAGTGTAATGCCTCCAGACCCAACAGGAACTGGTACTCTTAGTATTATAAATCCAAACACAGAAGTGACTATTGAATCAAATATCGGTACGGTAAATTATGCTACTGGTGAAGTGGTAATTAATTCATTTACACCAAGAGCATTACAAAATAATGTTACCGATTTTAGATTAACTGCTTCAGTGCAAGAAACAAGTCATAATATCCAAGCAAATAGAAATCAAATTTTAGTGTTGGATGATAGTACTCTAAATGCTCAGATTGGTAGACAAGCTGGGTTAACTATTAATGTAACAGCAGCTCAGTAATGTCAACTACAAGAATAAAAGAAAAACTATCCCAGTTAGTTGGTAGTCAATTACCTGAATTTATTCAGAATGACTATCCTACTTTTATTGCATTCATAGAAGCATACTACAGGTTCATTGAGCAAGATCAAGGAGCATTTGAACTTCTTCAAAATGCTAGATCTTACAATGACGTAGACTCTACAATTCCGTCTTTCATACAATACTTTTTATCTACCTACGCTAAACAAATACCTGCTTCGGTATTAGTAGATAAAAAGGTACTTGTTAAAAAAATAAAAGATTTATATGAGTCTAAGGGTAGTGATTTATCATTTAAGCTATTGTTTAGGATTATGTTTGACAGCGATGTATCTGTCAGGTATCCATATGAAAATGTGTTAAGAGCTTCTGATGGCAAATGGCAACAAAAAATATCTTTAAGATTAGAAACTGTAAGTGGTGATAGATCTAATCTAGAAAATAAAACTTTAAGATATGTGTCTGGTAGTGTTTTATATAACACACAAATTGAAAAAACAAAAATACTAACCTCAACATTAATTGAAGTATTTTTAAATCCCAATCAAATAGCACCTTCATATAGTATTAATGATAACGTTGAAGTTTATAACGATGGGACTTTAATTTTTGTTGGTAAAATAAAACCAACAACAGTTGGTTACAATGTTGTGGTAGCTGGTACAGATTTTAAAGTTGGACAAATATTTACTTTAAATTACGCTGGTGGTGTTGGCACGCTTATAAAGATTACTGGTGTTAATACTAACGGTGGTATTACTTCCCTACAATTTATTAATTATGGATATGGGTATCCTGAATCACCATCCACATTTAGATTAGAGTTAGATGCTACAAAAACAATATCTGAAACTTCTGATATTTTAAGGACAATAACACAAGGTTTTGGAAGTGCTGGTGTGGTGGAACAAATATCAGCATACAATCCTTCAAGTCCTGCTAGGTATTTTGATACTGATTATGTTGTAACAGACTACACTGGTATATCTGATACAAGAACGTTTGATAACTCGACTTATTTTGCTCCTGTTTCTTTTGGAACAGCTAAACCTGAATCTACAGCGTCAATAACTTTTGCAATAGGAGCCCTAGGAAAATATCCTGGATCTTACTACAAAAACGATGGATTTTTATCAGAAGCAGATGTTAGATTAGAAGATGCGTTGTTGTATCAGCCTTTCGCCTATCAAACATTAACAGAGCTAGACATAACTGAATTTTTTAGTTTTGTAAAATTACTAGTTCACCCAGCAGGCCAAAATTTATTCAATAATAGATTAGTCAGTTTGGAATTTGACTTTTCATCTAATGTCTTATTATCTCCTGAGTCGAATATTTTCTTTGAAGCTAGAGATACTGCTGTTATTAGTGAATTTGAAGATTGGTTGATGCTTAAAAATGTTAGTGCTGTAGAAAACTTTGTGGAACCAAGTGATGAAGAAGATTTAGAAGTTAGAAAACCATTTAGTGATGTAATCGACCAATTTACCGATAACGATGTGTTAGGGTTTACTAAAGCACCATCTTCAGATATTAGTCTAACAGACACTATAGACATTTTCCAAGTAGCAGGAAGATTCTTTACAAACCCAGTAATTATATCAGATCCTTATGGTAGTTCGTTTAATAAAGTAATAAATAATACCGATGCAATTGTTAATATTACCGACAATGGTTCAGTAGCTATTTCTGGTATTGCAGATCCAGAAAGATATTTCGATACGGATTATGTAAATCAGATTTATACCTCACCGTTTGTAATAGAAACGTTTTAACGATAATCAAGGAAACCTATGTTAACCGAATCAATTTCAGTCAAGGGCAATCTAGAAATTTTAGTTCTTGATGATCAAAAACAAGTCAAAGATCTCAGAAAAGTAAACAATCTAGTTGTTTCTGGGGGAAAAAACTACATTGCTGCTCGTATGACTTCTAATGCTAATGTAATTATGAGTCATATGGCAATTGGTGTTGCAAACGTTGCTCCTTCAGCATCTGATACATTATTACTTGGAGAGCTCACTAGAGTTGCTTTTGATACCATCACCGTTACAGCAAATACAATATCTTATGTGACTACATACAATCCTGGTGTTGGAACTGGTACTTTAGCAGAAGCTGGTATATTCAACAGCGCTACTGCTAACACCGGTGAAATGTTATGTAGAACAAGATTCAATGAAGTTAACAAAGCTGCAGGTGATACAGTCGTTATTACTTGGAACGTAACAGTACAGTAATATGTCATATCTAATTAAGGATGGTATCCATGGAGTCTTTGTGGATGCCATCTACAATGAAATCTTTTCCAAAAGAGCCAATTACTATTACTTTATCGGTAAGGTAATACCTTGGGATATTCCCACTGTTCCTGATATACCAGTAAACACTCAGTCATATGAGTATGACACAAGAAACAATATTATTTCCATAAAAAAGATTCAGATCTCAGACGTTTCTTATGTTGTACCAAGACGCAATTGGGTTTCTGGTATTGTTTACGATCAGTTTGATGGAGACTATAGCTCAACATTTCCTTCAAATTCTGGAGCAACAAGTTTAAAAAATTCAACCTTCTATGTGTTGACTACAGAATTCAATGTTTACAAATGCATTTTTAATAACAATAATTCTCCCTCAGTAATAGAACCTTCTGGTACTGATCCAATCACTATAACTACTTCCGATGGGTATGTTTGGAAGTATATGTATACAATTCCATTATCGATCAGAAATAGATTTTTAACTGAAACGGTAATGCCAGTACAAAAAGCAGTATATAATTCCTTCTACAGCAATGGAGAGGTTGACAGAGTAATAGTAGATAATTATGGTTCGGGCTATTATGGAAATTTAGTAGTAACTCTTAGAGTGAATGGAACCTTTAAGGGAGCCACTGGCAACTCAATTGCAAATCTTATACCTGTATTTAATCAACAAGGTTCAATTACAGCAGTAAAGATAAAAAATGCTGGTAACAATTATGTGTCAGCTAATATTTCTGTAATTGATAACGATTATACGGGTAATAGTTTCTATAAAGGGTTGGCTAACGTCACGATAGTAAATGTTGGTGCTGGGTATACTAATGCTGCATATATAACAAACACTACAGCTACTATTTCCACCTCTGGTGTATTTCAACCCAACTCAAACGCAACATTAGCTTTATCTTTCAACAACAATTCGTTGGTGGGTGTAAGAATAACCAACAATGGAAGCGGATATACAGCTCCTGCTATTGCTAATACAGTTGTTAACATAACAACAACTGGAGTATTCCAGCCTACTACAAATGCCAATATTATTTTAAACTTTGCTAATTCGGCAATTTTAACACCAGTTATTTTAGATGGTAAAATAGACAGAGTCCTAATTAATGATCCCGGTGTTGGATACAGATCTAATATTCAAACAGTATTTTCCTTAATTGGTGATGGTACAGGAGCATCGTTTACTCCATATATTAACGAATCGGGGCAGCTAGAAGATGTTATTATTGAGTCTAGAGGACAAGGCTACACATATCTCGATGTGGATGTCGTTGGAGATGGAACAGGTGCAAACGTGCAGCCATTCTTGTCAACAGGAGATCTAGACACATTACAAAGTACTGTTGAGTTAGCAGCTGCTGAAGGTGCTATACATGCAATAAGAATCTTAAATCGGGGTAATAATTATACTTCAGCTAACATAGTAGTTACAGGAGATGGTTCTGGATTTGCTGGTACAGTTATTTTATCTAATACTAACACAATTAGTTATATCAATGTAACAAACCCTGGCTCTGGTTACACATATGCTAATGTACAAATAACTGGCAATGGAAGCAATGCAGAAGCCTCAGCAATAATGTCCCCAATTGGTGGTCACGGTAGCGATGCTGTCAAAGAATTATTTGCAGATACATTGATGTTTTATTCTACGATTAACAATGAAACCATACACAGTTTAAATGTTGATAATGATTATAGACAGTTTGGAATAATAAGAAATCCAAAACAGTTTAATAACGATAGATTGTTTGCCAATGTTGCTGGTACACCGTGTATATTATTAGCAGCAAATACTGTCATAAACGCATTGTCAAATACGCTGCAACAAGATACAATTTTAGAACTTTCTAATGATAGCACAAGAAAGTATCAAGTAATTGATGTGGATGAAGTTAACAGTAGAATATTAATTAATCCTCTTAACAACAAATACTTGACTACTGGTAATGTTTTATATGATCCTATTACAGATTCCAATTTCCCCATACTGACAGTTAATAGTAATCCCACTATAAATAAGTTTAGTGGAGAACTGCTATTCATCGATAACAGAACTAAAGTAAGTTATAGCGATCAACAACTTGTTACACTTAAAACAACAATAAAACTTTAGAAATATCTAGAGGACATTAATGAGTCTCAATACCAATTTCAACGTTGCTCCTTATTATGACGACTACGATCAAAACAAAAAATTTTATCGTATTTTGTTTAAACCTGGATTTGCTGTTCAAGCTAGGGAGCTAACACAACTTCAAACTATTTTACAGAAACAAGTTGACCGCTTTGGTAAGCATGTATTTAAAGATGGTAGTTTAGTAACTGGTGGCCAGTTTTCAATTGACCTTGCTGTAGATTATGTAAAAATTCAAGACGTTGATTCTCTAGGTGATGGTTTTGATATTAATGATTTTCTTAATGTAACATTCACTGGCGCAACAACAGGTGTCAAAGCGTATGTAATATTGGTTGCGGATGGTTCTGAAACAGCAACTAACACAAAGACACTTTATGTTAGGTATCTAAACTCTGGAACAAATGGTACGACAAAAGTATTTAATAACGGCGAAGTCCTTCAATCTTCTGCTGGTAATTTAGTAGCTTTAGCTTCATCGGCAACAGGTACTGGTTCTTTATTTACAATTGAAGAAGGCGTAATTTATTCTAAAGAGCATTTTGTATATTATCCAAGACAAACAGTAGTATTATCAAGATACACCAACTCTCCATCAGCTAGAGTTGGATTTTTAATTTCAGAAAGCATTATCAAATATTCTGATGATGAATCTCTCCTCGACCCAGCTCTAGGTTCGTCAAACTATTTTGCACAAGGTGCAGATCGATTTAAAATTGATCCTGTAGTCAATGTTTATGACTACAATGCTAACATAACTTCACCTGATTATATTGAATTATTTACAATACAAAATGGTATTCTAATAGAAACCTATGAAAGACCAACTTATAATGTTTTAAGAAAAGAATTAGCAAAAAGAACATTTGATGAGTCTGGCGATTATTATGTAAATGGTCTTACTGTTAGAGTAAGAGAACATTTAGATAATAGTGAAAATGGTGGATTAAGAACAGCCAACGCTGGTGGTAATGTAAACCTACTTGCTGTTGGTGTTGAACCTGGTACTGCATATGTTAAAGGGTTTGAAGTATATGCTAATGTTACAAGATATGTAAACATTGAAAAAGCAATTACTTATGAAAATGTAAACTCACAAATTGCAACATCCAGAATTGGTAATTATATTGTCGTAAACGAAGCGACAGGATTTATTAATCAAGACGGTATCATCACTGTTGGCTTATACGATAAAGCTCAAACAAGACTTACTTCCAATGTTTTTGCAAACGTTGCTCAATCTGGTAATTTAATAGGCAACGCAAGAGTAAAAGGTTTTGAATATGATTCTGGAACACTAGGAACACCCCAAGGTAATATTAAACTATACTTGTTTGATATTAAAATGTTGGGTGGTAACGCTTTTGCTAACGCAAAGAGCGTATACTATAACAATCCTTCTTCAACAGATTTTGGAGCAGATATTGTTCTCACTGGTGGAGCAGCTACTCTCAATGAAACTTTAACAAACAACCCACTACTCTATTATGTTGGTTCTGATTTTGTAAGAACAATTAGAGATAACACAGATTCTCCTGATTTAACATTTACATTTAAAAAGTCAAGTGATGTAAGTATTGCAACAGCTGGTACTTTCACATTTACTACTTCTGGATCCGAAACGTTTCCTTATGGATCTACTGGTACTTTATCGGCTACTGAAAAATCTCAACTTGCATTAACTATCAATGGTGATGTAGATATTAATTTATCTGCTACTGTTACAAGAGGTGGAACAAATACACTAGTATCAAACACCAATACATTCTCGAGAATGAATGTTGGTGATAAAGTTTCAATTGTAGGACAAGCTAATGTCTTTAGAATTACAAGCATAACAAGTGGTACTAATGCAAACGTTGCTCAAACCGTTCCAACTTCTGTTAATGGAAATCTTCTTAGCAAGGCATACAGAACTGGTGATATAATTGATCTAAGAACAATAGGATTTACTGGCAATGTTGCAAGAACAGTAACAATAAATTCTGATTCTTCACTCACTGTTAATCTACAAGAAACATTCCCCTCTTCTGCTTCTGGTACAATTAATTACAGGGCTGTTAGAGGTAGTGCTAGAGAAATTGCAAAGACTTTAAGACCAAACAGATTGGTGGTTATTGATACATTAACAACAGGTAATACTGGTCCTATTAACCTTGGCGTATCAGACCTATATCAGATTAGACAAATTAGACAAAATCTAACATACTTTGGTACAGTCACTGATGGGTCTAATGTAACATCTAACTTTACAATAGACAATGGTCAACGTGATGATTTTTATGATCATGCAACCATTACTCCTAAAACAGCTTTACCTGCTAACGTTAAACTCTTAGTTGAATTGGATTACTTCCAACCTGACTTTTCTCAGGGTGTTGGATATTTCTCGGTAGACTCATATCCAATTGACGATAATGTTATTAGTAATTCTAGTATACAAACGTCTGAGATTCCTATTTACAGATCGCCAACAAATGGTCTTACTTACGATCTTAGAAACCATTTAGATTTTAGACCTGTTAAAACCAACACAGCAACTGATACAACTACTCTCGCCACAGCTAACTCCAATCCAAATCCCTCTTCTACTGACTCATTCCAGTCTGGAAGTGGTGGTATAAGAATAGTAGCTCCATTAGAGCAAATCACATATGACTATTCTTACTATATCCCAAGAATAGATCTTATTGTCGTTGACAAAGATTCAAATTTTTACTCTGTGACTGGTGTCCCAT